ACATCGAGTAAAAGCAGTTAACCCAGATGCCCGTGAGGACGAATATTATGACTGAGCAAGAAATTGGATTTTTAGATGATGACGTTTTCTACCAACAGGACTGTGATGAAAGAGCCAAGTATTGGTGGGAAGAGCAGGATAGAGAAGTACAGAACAAATCTCTTCAAAAATGGTTTGAATTTTTACAAGAGAAGAATGATGCTATTTAAAATAACAGTTGTAGATAATGATGGGTTTGAGAGATATATCCCCACAGAGAGAGCATTTAAAAAAGCAAAGAAGAAAAAAGAACTCTCGAAACACTTAAAAGGTTTATATGCCAATAAAGAATTAGCAATATTTGCTTACAATAATTTAGTGACCAAGTTAGTTAATATTGTTAAAGAAACTCAAGGTAAAGACAAAAAAGCACAAGAAGATTTATCCAACGTAATGAAATATGGACGTATCGTAGAGGTAAGACGAGAATTACTAAGAATTAATAATGTTGGCTATCGTGGTTACGCCAAATGCAGATATGAATGTCTATATCAGGAAATTGCCGCACACACCCATGAACAGGAAACGACAGCATTAAAAAGAAAAAGATATATAAACGATATTGATTTACAGGAGAAATAAATGAATGAATTAGACCCCATTGTTACAAGGGCTTTAGAAGAATTAGACATCAATCCAAAAGATGCTCTATGGGATTGCCATAACACTTGGGTGATGTACCATCGATACATAGAAATCATTGGTGCAAAGAAGAACGTGGTAATTGATGATCTGGTGGAAGCTGAAGCTAATTCATCTCAGGGTGTTGTTGCGATTAAATGCTATGCTCATCTTGATGAACAAAAGATTATTACCTATGGAGAGGCTAGTCCTAAGAATAATAGAAATTCCTATCCCTATGCTATGGCTGAGAAACGAGCAATAGATAGGGCTACTTTGAAGTTAATTGGAATACACGGATTTGTGTATTCTGAAGATGAAATTAATCAGGAGAAATGATATGTCAGATTTTGAACATAAAGATATGACGGGTAATCTCTTTAAGAACGATAAAAAAGAAAAGGAAACACAACCAGATTATAATGGGTCTTGTAAGGTTCGTGGAGAAATTTATCGTCTATCAGCTTGGATAAATACCTCTCAAAAAACAGGAAAGTCTTATTTCAACTTCAAGTTTCAAACTGAAGAAGAAGTTGCAAAATTCAAAGGAAGCACAAATCCCATAAGTCCTAAAACCGATGATGATTTGCCATTCTAATGATAATTAATTTCGGTGATACATGGCGATTAAAAAGCGACAGGAATCAATGGTCGGTACAATACAATAGAGTGCCTGAAAACGCCTCTAAGGGGGCGACAGACAGTTGGGTGAGTAGGACATACCACGTTAAACCAGAGGATGCTGTTGAATCAATGCTCCAACTTAGAATACGTTTGTCAGATACTGTAGGTCTTAGTAATTGCCTAAAGGAAATGAGGGCTATCAAGAAAGATATTATGGGTGTTTTCAACGATTATTATGGGGATAAATAATGCACTTTTATAAAGAAAATGGCGATCCGTTTCATTATGTGAAAATGACTAGCAAAGAGGGATTAAGACCTGTAACCATTAGGGATGTTCGGAGGCTCTGGAAAGACGGGACGTTTGTCGTTCCGTCCGTCACTACAATTTTAAATATATATGATAAAAGTGGATTAAATAATTGGCGAATAGACCAACACTTAAACCAAGCATACGATTTAGATAAAGAAAGTCTAACTATTGAAGAGTACAAAAAGGAAATAAAAAGACTAACTGCTATTCAGTTAGACCTTGCCCCATCAGCAGGTACTGATTTTCATAAACTAATGGAAGATTTTGTATCAGGGAATATGAAAAATAACGCATCCGATGAGGATTATATGTTCTGTGAATCTGTCTACCAGACAATATTAAGTGAAACTGGTTCAAAGAACTTTAAAACAGAAACAAATTTTTCCTCAGACCTATTTGGTGGTCAGGTAGATTTACATAACGATGATTGGATTATAGATTATAAAACCAAGCAAACGGCTGATAAATTTAAGCCAAAGAAAATGATATATATTGATCATTCCATGCAACTTTCTGCTTACAGATTTGGTTTAAATATACCACAAGCAAAATGTGTGAACGTATTTGTCTGTCTTGAAAAAAACAAACCTCAAATAGATTTTCACATTCACGATGAAGAACAATTAAAAAAAGGTGGAAAATTATTTAGTTTAGCTACAAAAGTGTGGCATATAAAAAACCCTAAGGAATCATAAAATGAACGCAGAAGAAATTAATAATCAGGAATTTTGTGCATTACGAGAAGAAACACAACTTACTAAAGTTAATGATGGAGTTGAAGAGTTTGATATTTTTGCTTGTCCTATTATGAGATTTCCTAACGCAAAAAAAGCTAAAAATGGTGGAGAGTTTTTTCATGGTGGGCATGAGTGTTGTCGTGTATTTGGTGATACTAAAGTTGATGCTACTATATTAGCTTCAACAATTGAAAGGTTATTAAATGAATATACTTCTAGGAAACCTGATATAAAGATTGTTGGAGATGATGCTTGATTCTTTGTGTATTGTTTTTATGACTGGATATTTTGGCTACGATGGTTCTCACCACCCTGTACCTAAAAATACTGATATTATTGAAATCAGAACGGAAAGCATAAATGCTTATATGAAAAAAGTGGATGATAATCTATGGGTTGCATCAATGAATGGTAAGTTCTTTTATTCAACCTTAGACAGCCTTACTAAATCTATTTGTAAAGCAGCAGATAAACAAAAGCTAAATAAAGAAGCGTATAAAGAAAGGGCAATATTAAATGAAAATAAAACGAACAAAAAAATATCGGGTAATTGAAGATATACCATTAATCATAGCTAACGTAGTTATCTTTGCTATTATTATGGCGTTTATCGTTGTATGTGCTACTTTGTTGGTGAGTGGTTTATAAATATTTTTTATGTATGGCTATAAAGTAATTCCAATAAAAAGTAATGAAACTTATGAATGGTTATTACAAAAACACTATGCTAAAAGAATACCAAATATAATGTTCGCATTTGGTTTATATTGTAATTCTAACTTAACAGGTATTTGCACTTATGGTATGCCTGCAAGCAATTCTTTGTGTGAGGGAATTTGTGGTAAAAAATATAAAAATATTGTTATAGAATTAAACAGACTGTGCTTGGAAAACAATAAAAAAAATGAATCATCTTATTTAATTTCTGGTTCTTTAAAATTATTACCAAAACCTAAAATTATAGTTAGTTATGCTGACACTTCAAAAAACCACACAGGATATATTTATCAGGCTACTAATTTTTATTATACTGGTGTTTCTGCAAAAAGAACTGACCCTGATATAGATGTAGGGAATAAACACCCAAGACATTATAAAAATTATGATACAAGTAAAAGAAAAAATCGTTCTTCAAAACATAGATACGTTTATTTTATTGGCACTAAAAGACAGAAAAAAGAATTATTAAGTAATTTGAATTACCAAATAAAACCTTACCCAAAAGGCGATAATATAAAATATAATAGTGGTGGTAGTGTAAGTAAACAGATGATATTTGAATTATAAATATTTTCTTTGTTAAGAGAATTTATTTTTTTCATTTCTGTAGTTTAAGTGCTTATATACTAACGAAACTAATAAACTGCAAAAAGCTATTCCTAAAGCAATTAAAGTTGAGTTGTGATTTATATAAGATAGAAAGCAAGTAAGCCCAGAGCAAGAATACAGCGTGAAGTCTATAGCTTTAATTACTGCTTGTGAATGTTCGACCATAATTTATTCTTCCTTAATGTCGTTACCATTTAATGCTTTATTATGGTAATGTTGAATGGTGAAATCGGAGTCTTCGTCTGGAAAGTCTATCTTTGCGTGACGACACCGAAAGTACTCATATAGAGTATGGTAATTATTTTTCTTGCAATACCAAAGTATAGTCTTGTAACCAATCATTATTAACCACGGGCTAAAAACTGCTGCAAATATCACTAGATTCCAAGCGTTCTCATCAGTCAAATAAACGTAAGGACTCAATGCCTCTTGGAGAAGTATTTGTGTTAATGCCCCCATTGGCGCACCAATCACTATTGCACTAATAAGAGATTTCTTATACGTCCACGGGGGTTTTTGTTCCTGTCTATTAATTAATTTAAGATACAGTTGTATGTAAATGCCCACGGATGTTGAGATTATCATAGGGAGGAACAAAATTAATAAATAAGAGTGCCAACTGAGTGCCATCAGGGTCTATCTGGAAACACTATATCGTCAGGATTGCTTTCAGATGCAGGTAAGTCTCTTAATGCTTTTCTGTAAGCAGTCATCGCATCGCTTATTGCGGGTGAGTCAGCTAGTGATGCCCAATCTGTTTCGTGTAGTAACATATCACGTTGTTGTCTTACCCTTACCCACTTTTCATCTGCTGATGGTTGAGCAGCAGCAATATTATCTTTTTCTTCTTGGGTATAGGAGCGTGTTGTCTTTTCCCCTGTTTGTACGT